AAACAGATACGCGCAACAGCTACAACTTTAAGCAGCTCAACAATGGCGCACTGATTCACCTTGTCAACGCCGCAACGCCAAGATCTGCAAGACGTGTTGCAAGAAACTGCATATTTTTCGAGGAACCGGCAACTTATGACAGCCCTGAAGGGCACACAATTAAGAACTTCCTAAAGCGTGCGGGAACATTCTGGGATCCATTCTTCACGATTGGCGGCACCCCTATCGAGCCTGGCGATTACATGGATCAATGCTTTAAGATGGGAGACCAGCAATATCGCTACTATCCATGTCCACATTGCAACACTTACCAGCAACTTGCATGGGAAAGATTCGTCAAAGAGGGCCCTGACGCGGGAAAATTTCAGTGTGAGAATTGTGAAGAGCTGATAGAGAATCGCTACCTGTCCTGGATGGACGAGCGAGCAGGCTGGGCGTGCCCATTGGGCTTGGACCGCTCGGCTCAGGTGTTGCGCGACGGCGTGCCCATCTGGCGCTCGTTTCAGGTTGACGCGGGGATGGGCTATCACCCGGATGCGGCATGGACTGAAGTCGTGTCAAGGCATCAGGCCGCCCTGCAGCAGATGCAGAAGGGAGACACCGATGACATGCAGACCTTTTGCAACACCGACAGGGGGCGGCCCTGGCAAGACACCTTGGCGACCAAGATCACAGCCGACAACCTGGGCAAGCGCAGGCTTGAAATCGCCCATGGCAACGGCTATGGGCCCGTCAACTCCGATCCTTGGCGACACCCAGGGCGGCGGCGGCACGGCTGGTCAGCGGCTGGTAGTGACCGTCTGGGGCTGGGGCCGCGGCGAGGAGGGCTGGCACCTGGGACACTTCGAGATCGACGGCGACCCACAGGACCCGGTCGTCCTGAGCCAGCTGGATCAGATCGCGTCAACGGTCTGGATCCGGGAGGATGGCGCCCGCCTGACCATGGCCAAGGGCCTCCAGGACGAGGCTGGCCTTGAGGCCTCGATGCACGCGATTCGTGCTCACCTGGCGGGCGGCCCTGGCGTCTGGTCACCCTGCCGGGGAGCTCCACAGCCAGGTAAGGCGCTGCTCGGGAAGCCCTTCAGCGCGGAGATCAACCACAAGGGCCAGGTCGTGAAGCGCGGCATCGAAGTGCATTGGGTCGGGTATCAAGAGAGCGTGAAGCACCTCCACAACCGCCTCAGGGTGGCAGTGCCTGGCCCCGGTTACCTGCACTTCGGCAACGAACTGATCTCCACTGACCAGTACCTCAAGGAGTTGTTCCCCTGGCGGCGGGTACCGGTGCGGAAGGGTGGCCAGACGGTCTACAAATGGGGCGATCCCCCAGCGGGCCACCGCGACGAGGGCGGCGACTGCACCCGGTACGCCATCGCTGCTCGGGAGCTGGTCGCACGCGGCTACAACCGGGCCACGATGTGGGATCAGCTGGAGGCGCTGGCCCTGGCTTCCATCGGCCCCCAGCGAGTTGGGGCCACTGACCAGCAGAGCAAGGAAAGCCCTTGGCTTCCAAGGAACCGCAAAGGCTGGCTTGTGCGATAAGATGCAACCATGGCCTACACATTGTCAGATCTCGAAAATCTGCGCCAACGGATCGCCGAGGGCGTTTCAAAGGTCAGGTTCTCTGATGGAAGAGAGATGACGTTTAGATCATTAGATGAAATGCGCAGAATTGAAGAAAACATGGTTGCGGATCTTGGACTCAATCCGAGCAGTTCGCGTGGTCAGCACTACTTCACGCCGCGCAGAATGTCATGACTGGCGCCGTAAACCTTCGCGGCGTGCACGCGGCCTTTGATGCAGCGAAGGAGTCGCGGCGCACGGCTGGGTGGTACGCAACATCTGCCGGGCCAAATGCAGACCTACGCTCTGCGTGGAGCTGGCTAGTCAAGCGTCATCAGGATCTTGTTGATAATGATGGCTATGCCAAAAAAGCTATCGGAGTGATAGTAAATAGTTGGATAGGTGACGGCATTATGTCAACACCGACTAACACGGCACAGCGATACGGCAGGCTCTGGCAATCCTGGTGTGATGAACCAATCTCTGACTTTTATGAAAAGCGTAATTGGTACGGAAATCAAGCAATAGGAGCACGAACAACCGCTGTACGGGGCGCTGTATTGCTGAGGAAAAGAATAAATCCTGAAATCCTGGAAAAGTATAAAATGGTTCCGCTACAGGTGCAGATGCTTGAGCCTGATTGGCTGGATTTTGGCAAGGATAACGGGATCAATATCATTTTTGGTCAGCAATTTGACGAAGCCGGCAGGTTACAGGGCTATTGGATACGTGATAAACATCCGGGCGAGTCAATGCTTGGTTACGGCATCAAATACACAAGCAGTTTCGTTTCAAAAGACGAAATAAGCCTACATTTTGAAGACTTAAGGGCTGGCCAACGGATGGGTATTCCGTTTGGTACCGCCGCAATCCTGACACTTCGGGACATGGGAGACACAAAGATTGCGCAGCAAATGAAGGATAAGATCTCGGCTTGTTTCTTTGGCGTGACGAGCGATAGTGACGGCCAGTATAATCAGCTTGATGACGATAAGGTTTTTGAGGAGATTGAGCCAGGAATGATTTACAAACTTCCGCCTGGCCGGTCGTTTGAAGCGTACACACCGCCAACCTCTGGCGATTTTTCAACCACGCAAAAGCTCTACGCCCATGAAGTTGCCGCTGCCTACGAAATCACTTACGAGGCGTTGACTGGCGATCTTTCAAACGTCAACTACAGCAGCATGAGAGGCGGCTGGCTGGAGTTTTCGCGGCGCGTTGCTCACCTGCGTGGAAACATCAGCTACCCCGGAATGTTGACGCCTGTCTGCAGGTGGCACGATGAATTGGCGCGGGCGTCTGGCCTCCTGAAGGGCCCTCGGGTGATGTGGTCGCACACCCCGCCGCGCCGCGAGATGATGGATCCCACCAAGGAGATCCCTGCACTGATCAAGGCGGTTCAGGCCGGCATCATGAGCCTGGCGGAAGTTCACCGCTCCTACGGCTACATCCCCGAGCAAGTGCTCACAGAGCGCGAGAAGGAGATTAAGGAGGCTCGGGCCAAGGGAATCATGCTGACGACGGATCCCGGCGCTGAGCAGTTCTTCTCAGGCCTCCAGTCTGCCACTCCGCCTACAATGCCCACAAGCAATCCCCAGCCATGAAGTCGATCTTTCTTTACGGAGACATCGGTCTCGATGTGAGCGTTCAGGATCTATCTGCTCAGCTTGCTGAGGCGGGAACCCAAGACGTCAGTATCAACGTCTTCTCCTATGGCGGGGATGCTGGCCAGGGCCTGGCGATGTTCAACCTGCTGGAGCGGTATCAGGGCCAGGTGACTGCCTACATCGATGGCGTGGTTGCCAGCGCTGGAACCTTGCCAGTGATGGCGGCCGACCGCGCGGTGATGCCAGCAAACGCCCTGATGCTGATCCATGACTGCTGGAGCGGTGCAGTCGGCAACGCATCCAGCCTCAGGCGGATCAGCTCGACAGTTTCTCTGGCAGCTATCGGGATGCCTACGCCAGGCGCACCAAGCGCTCCGCGGAGGAGGTTACCGCATGGATGAGCGCCAACAACGGCGATGGCACGTGGTTCACTGCTCAGGCCGCACTGGATGTAGGGCTGATTGACGAGATCTCCCCCCCGGTCGCGGTTCAGGCCAAGGCACCTGCACTGGATCCCTCCAGATTCACCGGTGAAGCCCTCCCGGAATCGCTGAAGTTTTGGGCGCAGGCTACACTGGCACAGATCGAAGCTCCGCCAATTCAAATGAGCAAGCCATCTCAGGCCGGGGGCGAACCGGCCGCTGTTGAGCCGCAAGCGACCCGCACGCCTGAGGCTGCTGTCGCTCCCGTTCAGGCATCCGCGCCGCCCCCCGTGGCCCCTCCTGCCGCGTCTGGCGGGGAGCTGGCCGAGCTGGCGAGTCTTCGCCGAGAGAATGACATCCGCACTGCCGCCGCCCACGCCAACCTCCCCCCGGAGAAGGTGCAAGCGCTGATCGATGGCGGCTTGCCCATGGCGCAGGCGGCCATTGAGATCGTAAAGGCTGCAGCCGCCGCATCTGATGCACTGGCCCCCCTGGCAGGCCACCCCGCCCGCGTGCAGGTGACGCGAGACGCGGGGGAAAACGTCAAGGCCGGCATCCAGGCCCGCATCGAGCACCGCCTCAAGCCCGGCTCTGTCATGCCTGAAGCTGCCCGGCAGTTTCGGGGCTGCAGCATGTTGGACCTGATCAAGGCCTCCA